GGGTGGGACTCGCCGGCCCTCGTTGTTGCCTAGAGTGCCTCGGCGGCACGCAGCGCCTCGTCGCGCAGATCGCCAACCTCTGTCAGCGCCACCTCGACGAAGCGGTCGAGGATCTGCGCCCCCAACTCCTCGCTGATCCCGGCCTGCGCGGCGAACGCTACCCGGAAGGCGTGGACATCCGGCGCCGCGGCCAGCGCGGCAAGGAAATACTCGGCTTCGTAGACGGCGTGCTTGAGCACCTCGACGCGATCGACATAGCGCGCCTGATCCCCGTCAAGCTGCTGCTTGGCGAGCCGTAGCTTGGCGGCGGCGGCGGCGATCCGGGCGGTAGTATTGCGCCGGCTCTCGTCGCTCTGCTTCTCGCTGCTGATCTCGCGCGACTTGCGCAGCGCACCCCACGTCGCGTCGGCCTGCGCCGGGTCGATCATCCCGGCGGCATCGAGGACGATCTTCCGGGCGGCCACCGCCTTGAGGATCGTGGTATGGGCAACACCGCGTGACTTGGCGTAGCCTCGGACGCTCATCAGTTTCTCATCGTCACTCATGGCCGACCTGCCGTTCTGGTTCCTCGACTCCGTCTTGCCCGAAGACTCGGTCCCGCTGTCCGCGTGGTCCGATGCCAACCGTGTGCTCACTACCCGTAGCGCCGCCGAGCCCGGCCCCTATCGTACGTCGCGCACACCGTACCTGCGAGCCATCATGGACGACCTGTCGGTCGGCTCGCCGATCCTCCGGGTGATCTTCAAGAAGTGCGCGCAGATCGGCGCCAGCGAAGTCGGCAACTGCTGGATCGGCTACCTCGTCGATCAGGCGCCCGGGCCGATCCTGATGGTGCAGCCGACCGTCGAGTTGGCGAAGCGCTACTCGAAGCAGCGCATCGACGCGCTGTTCAACGAATCGGAATTGATGCGCGGCAAGGTCCACCCGTCGCGCAGTCGCGACAGCGGCAACACCATCCTGATGAAGGAGTTTGACGGCGGGCTGCTGGTGATGACCGGCGCCAACTCCGCGGTCGGCCTGCGCTCGATGCCGGTCCGCTACATCTTCCTCGACGAGATCGACGCCTACCCGGGCGATGTCGAGGCCGAGGGCGATCCGGTCGCGCTCGCCGAGGCGCGTACCCGGACCTTCTCGTTCCGCGCCAAGAAGTTCCTCACGTCCACGCCGCTGATCAAGGGGATGTCGCGCATCAGCCGCGAGTACGACCGCAGCGACCAGCGCAAGTATTTCGTGCCGTGCCCGCTCTGCCATGACATGCAGATGCTCGAGTTCGCGCGCCTGCGCTGGCAGCCCGGCAAGCCGGCGACCGTCCAGTACCAGTGCAAGGCGTGCGAGGGCACCTTCGGCGAGCATCACAAGACCGATATGCTCGAAGCCGGCGAATGGCGCGCGACCGCGGTGTCGGCCGATCCGCTGACGCACGGCTACCAACTGAACGGCCTATATTCGCCGGTCGGTTGGCTGAGTTGGGCCGAGATCGCGAAGCAGTGGGAGGAAGCGGTCAACGACGCCGATGCGCGCAAGACCTTCATCAACACCGTGCTCGGCGAGGAGTGGGAGGAGGAGGCTGGTGAAGTGCCGGACTGGCAGCGGCTCTACGAGCGACGTGAGGCGTGGCCGCACCAGACCGTGCCCGAGCGTGGCCTGTTCCTCACGGCCGGCGCCGACGTGCAGGCCGACCGCATCGAGATCGACGTATGGGCGTGGGGCCGCGGGCTGGAGTCGTGGCTGGTCGAGCACATCATCGTGCCGGGCGATCCCGGGCGGGCTGACGTGTGGAGCGAAATGACCCAACTGCTGGAGCGCACGTGGGAACATTCGACCGGCGCGCGCATGTCGCTCCAGCGGCTGGCGATCGACACCGGGTTCACCACCCAGCAGGTCTATGCGTGGGCGCGCAAGCAGGATCGCGCGACCGTGCTCCCGGTCCGCGGCGTCGGCACCTACGACCGGGTCGTGCCGGTCTCGGCGACCAAGGTCGAGACCAAGATCGACGGCGCGAAGATGAAGCGCGGCCTGAAGGTGTGGACCGTCAGCGTCTCGTTCTTCAAGAAGGAACTCTACAAGCACCTCGGTCTCGACAAGCCGACCGACGAGCAACTCGCGCAAGGCTTCACCTACCCGGTCGGCTTCGTCCATCTCCCCGACACGACGAGCGACGAGTGGATCAAGCAGATCGTCGCCGAGCAGCAGGTCGTCGTGCGCTCCCGGCGGCACGGCTTCGCGGCGCGCACCGAGTGGCGGCAGCTTCGCCCGCGCAACGAGGCGCTCGACTGCCGCGTCTATGCCCGGGCCGCCGTCTGGCTATCCGCGGCAGATCGCTGGAGCGACGCGCGCTGGGCGGCCCTAGAGGAGCAACTGGGGCTAGACGCGCTGCCGGCCCGTAATCCCCCGCCGAAATCGTCCATCGCGCCCAGCGGGGCGCTGGCGCCCCCAGCACCGGCCGCTACCCCGGCTGCCCCGGACGCCGCCCCGGCCGTCTTGCCCAGCGCCGCCTCGGCCGGCAACATCCGCGCCCGGGCGGCGGCGCCTAGCGGCGGACGACGGCGCCGCGTCGCGTACTTCACCGGCTAGCGATGCTAACCAAGAGCGAGCGCGCCGAGATCCTGTCGCGCATCAACGACTACGCTTCGGACGTGCTGGTCGCGCTGTCCTATGCTGACACAGACCGACGCACCGAGAAGATACTGTTGGCCGCACAGGCGCTGGAGCGTCTGCTCGAATACGTTGAGGAGATCAGTTGACCACCTACCCGCACATCATGCTCGACCTCGAAACTGGCGGCGCCCGTCCGGGCTGCGTGATTCGCAGCATCGGCGCCGTTGCCTTCGACTTCGATGGCCGGCCGCTCGGCCCGTCCTACTATGCCAACATCGACGGCGAGTCCTGCGTCGCCGCCGGGCTCACCTACGATCCGCTGACGATGGCGTGGTGGGGCGAGCAGCCCGAGGCCGAAGCCGCGCTCGCCGACAAGCAGCTACCGATCCGCTCGGCGCTGGAGTTTTTCGCGGCGTACATTCAGGCGACCGGCACCGAAGAAGTCTGCGTCTGGAGCCACGGCGCCGGCTTCGACATCCCGATCACCGAGGCGGCGATGTGGGCGACCGGGATCTCGATCCCGTGGAAGTTCCGCAACGCGCGCGATACCCGCACGATGCTCTGGCTCGCCGAGCGCCGCGGCATCACCGTCGCGGTAGACCGGCAAGGCCTGCGGCATCAGGCGCTCGATGACGCCAAGACGATGGCCTTGCGCATCATGGCGATCTACCAGAGGCTGCGCGAATGAGCAGCCCGATCAACGCGCACTATCATGCCGAGCGGACCATCCGCGCCGGCCGCAGCAAGCTCACCGGCTGGAGCCCGGCCGACATCGCCCGGCTGGTCAAGAAGCAGGCGATTGTCCCGCATTGTACAATCGACGCCCCGGCGCGCCGTCATCCGACTCCGGCCGAGATGCGCGTCGTCGCCGACTATCTCGCGACCGTCATGGGATTGAACGCCTGCGCCGGGAAGCTGCTCGCCCGGGCGGCGCAGATCGAGCGCGCACAGAGAGGCACCTGATGGCCGCCTTCGGCAAGCAGCCCGCGGTCGCGATCAAGGTCGATGCCGTGGCCTACATCAATTCGCTCGGCTCGATCGCCAAGCCGAAGCTCGACCGCATCGTCGCGCTGGCGCTGGCCGATACCGCCAAGGCGGCGAAGGTCAAGGCGGCCGGCGTAATCGCCCGGCGCACCGGGCTGAAGTCGGGCGTGGTCAAGGGCCGCATCTTCTACGACCGCGTGAACCCGGGCGACTATGAGGTCGAGGTCAGAAGCTCGAAGCGCCCGATCCCGCTGATCGAGTTCCCGGTCCGGCAGACGGGAAGCGGCGTGCAGACGCGGGCGTGGGGCAAGCCGCAGGTCATCCAACATGCCTTCATCGCCACGATGAAAAGCGGCAAGACCGGCGTGTTCCGCCGCGTCGGCCCGGCCCGTCTACCGATCAAGCAACTCTGGGGACCGACCATCGGCGGCACCTTCGCGACCGACGAAGTGCAGGGCGTGATCAACGCGACGATGAAGGCCCGCTTGCAATCGTCGCTGGCGCGGCGTATGGCGGCTGCTGTCCGCCTGCACTAGGCGTAGTTGATTGCCCAAAAAGATTGGGCCGCACCCGGCGGCGCGGCCCAACATCCAGTAGCGCATCCTCGATACGACGCACCCGCAAACTCGCGGGAATTGGTTGTCGTGTCAAGGAGACGCAATGACTTGTGGTGGTCAACTGCCGGCATGGCTCGACTGCTCGCCGCCCGCGCAGGAAGCACGCATCAAGCAACTCGCTGATCTGATGGCGAAGGCCGCGACCGGCGTATCGTCTGTCTCCGACCGCGGCCGCTCGGTGTCCTACCGCTCGCCGGCCGACATGCAGATGCAGATTTTCCGGCTGCGCGACGAGATCGCCGGCTGCGCGACCGGCGTGTGGCGCGGCGTCCGGCGCCTGTCCTACGTCGATCAGGTCAAGGGGCTGTAGCGATGGCGCTCAACGTCAAGATGCAGGACGTGTTCAACTGGTTCGGCCTCGGCATCGGTGGACCGCGCGGCGGTATCGCGGCACCCGTCCCGTCCGGGCTCGAAGCCGGCTCGATGAAGCGCCGGCTCGGGATCTGGCAACCGGCACAGGTACACGTCAATGCGCTGATGCGCAGCGCCGGGCCGACCGTCGTAGCGCGCGCCCGCTGGCTGGTCCGCAACAACGGCTACGCCAAGGCAGCGTTGCGGTCGTGGTCGGCAGCGACGGTCGGTGCCGGCATCAAGCCGTCCTCGCTGATTCCCGATCGCGATCTACGCGCCGCGGTACAACTCGCATGGGCGGCATGGACCGACGAGGCCGACGCCGAGGAGGTCACCGACTTCTACGGCATCACCCGGCGCATCGCGCGCGAGGCGTTCCTTGCCGGCGAGTGCTTCGTCCGCTTCCGCCCGCGGCTGCCGCAGGATGGGCTCACGATCCCGTTACAACTCCAGCTACTGCCGAGCGAACAGCTACCGATGGCGCGGCTGGTGCAGATCCCCGAGGGCAATTTCAATTCCGGCGGGCAGATCCGCATGGGCATCGAGTTCGACCGCGACATCCGCGACAAGCGGGTCGCCTACTGGTTCTTCCGCGCCAACCCGACTGATCTCACCATCAGCTTCCAAGACGCCATCCTGCGCAACCAGCTAACGCGCGTGCCGGCCGAGGAAGTGGTGCATGTGTTCGATCCGGTCGAGGCCGGACAGATTCGCGGGCTTACCGGCTACGCCGCGGCGGTGGTGAAGCTATTCCAACTCGACGTGTACGACGATGCCGAGCTTGAGCGGAACAAGCAGCAGGCGCGCTACGCGACCTTCATCGAATCGCCCGAGACGCTCGATGAAACCGGCAACCCGCTGGAGCCGCGGCCCGATGATGACCCCGCGGTATGGGGACCGGGCGCGACCGTCCAGCTTTACCCGGGCGAGAAGGCTACGTTCGCCAACCCGGGCGGCTCCGGGCTGGGCTACGAGCCGTTCCAGTTCCGCACGCTGCTGCAACTCTGCGCCGCGCTCGGCATCCCGTACGCCGAGCTAGCCGCCGATCTCACCAAGACATCGTACGCCAGCAGCCGCGCCGGCCTGCTCGCCTTCCGCTCGGAGGTCGAGGCGTTCCAGCACGCCGTGCTGGTGTTCCAGTTCCTGCGCAAGGTCTGGGTGCGCTGGCTCGATGCCGCCGTGCTCGCCGGGGCGGTACCGATCACCGCCGCGCAGTACAACAAGACGCCGGCCGTCTACCGCGCCATGCAGGCGATCACGCCGCGCGCGCCGTGGGTCGATCCGCTGAAGGACCGGCAGGCGATCAAGCTGGCGCTGGACGCGCAGTTGATTGCGCCACAGGACGCGATCGAGGCCGAGGGCTACGACATCGAGACCGTCTACCGCCGCATCGCCGAGGCCGCCGCGTTGCGCAAGCAGTACGGCATCCCCGATCCGGCGCCGGCTGCTACCAAGGCGCCGGGCGCCGCCGATCCCAACCAAGCCAACCCGGATGCCGCCGTCCCCGACACCGCCGGGGAACAGCCCGTCACCAAGGAGGCCGCATGATCCGCGCGCTCCCGCACATCCTCGCCCGCGTCTTCGGCCCGCCGCTGCTGATCGCGCCGGCCAAGCTCGACAAGATGCTGCTGGGCCTGCACGCCGCCATGCTCCAGCGCGGCTCGGCGCTCCCCGAGATCGAGGCAAAGACGGGCGACGACCCGGCGCCGGCCGTGATCGTCGCGCGCGGCTACCGCATCGAGCGCGGCGTCGCGACCGTACCGGTGCATGGCGTGCTGGTCCGCCGGGCCGGGCAGATCACGCCCGACTCGACCGAGCTTCAGTCCTACGAGAATGTCGGCCGGGTGCTGCGCAACGCGCGCAGCGATTCGCGGGTCCGCGGCATCCTGCTCGACATCGACTCGCCGGGCGGTGAGGCAGGCGGCATTTTCGATCTCGCCGCGGAGATCCGCAGCACGCGCGACCAGAAGCCCGTCTGGGCGATTGCGCAGGATGACGCGCTGTCGGCCGCCTATCTGCTGGCGTCCGCTGCGGACCGCGTGTGGGTCACCCAGACCGGCGCTGTCGGCTCTATCGGAGTCGTCGCCCTGCACGCCGATCAGTCCGCCTTCGATGCCGCCGAGGGCATCAAGTACACGTACCTGTTCCGCGGCGCCCACAAGATCGACGCCAACCCGCACGAGTCGCTGTCCGGCGAAGCGCGCGGCGTCATCCAATCGGAAGTCGATCGGCTCTACACCATGCTGATCGATCAGGTCGGCCGGCAGCGTGGCATCGAGGCGGCGGATGTCCGCAAGACCGAAGCCGGCATCTACTTCGGCGAGCACGCGCTCTCCGTAGGTCTCGCCGACAAGATCGGCACCATCGACGAGGCGCACGCCGCTCTCGCCACTCACGTCCAAGGAGGACCCACCATGACCCAGCCGACCCCGCCGGCCGCCGAGGCCCCTGAGAAGCCCGCACCACTGGCGAGCCCGCCCGCCACCGACAACAACGTCGTGCAGCTTCGCATCGACGAGGCCGCCAAGGCCGCCCGCGCCGAGGCGCAGTCACACGCCCGCGAGATCGCCGAACTGTGCGCGCTCGCGCGCTATCCCGAACTCGCCGCCGGCTTCATCGGCGAAGGCCTGACTGCC